GTTTGCCAACCTCCATCAAACAATTCGATCCATGTTTCACCAATGCGAGCAATCAGATTACCATGAAGAAACACATCAGAAACATTGGAACATGTGATGACTTCAGTGTTATCGAGTTTCCAATCTTTCGATGCAGTGATAGCATCATTCATCAGTTTTTCAATCTTTCGCATGGTAGGAAGTTCAGTGGTTATACTACTAGGACACTTTGAAGGTGAGTAACTTTAATCGACTGTGATGTATGGTCCTTCAACATCACAAAACTCTAGAAGAAAGTGATCAATGTTAATACCAAGCTTCTGTGCTTCAGTATAAAACTCTTGATATTGTTGACCATCAAGAATGTAAAAATCAGTCTCAATCATTGGTGGAAATAATGTCTGCTACTGTGTGCAATGTGTTGGAGGTAGTGTTGCGAACTCCAGGTGAGAGTATCAATGCAACAACAAAGATTAACAGAATTGTCTTCACTTTAGATGGTGATTTGAATGTTAATCTCTTTGCCATCAATCGTAGCGAGATGATACATCAGGACCAGGATTCTCAAGATGGGCAACACTATCAGCAATGCGATCTTGTGACAATGCAAACTGTACTTTCTGACCTTCGTAATAGATGTCGAAGACAGATTGCACATAAGGTGTCAGATTGCCCTCAGAATCCCATGCGTTGCGTGTATGAGAAGTCTCGACGATTTCGTAGACTTTAGAAGTGAGAGGAGAAGTGTAAGTGATCATACTATTAGGACACTTTGGAGGTGAGTAACTTTAATGATCAGAACTTTTCGATCCATTGTGCAATCTTTTGCAGTGCAGTTTCTTCATCATTGCACTTACACTTACGAAACTTGGTTGTATTCAAACCCTTGCTAATCAGTTCCAGTTTGCCATCAGCAAGACTGAAGATTCCATAGCGTGAGTTATGAAAAATGTTGTTAATCCATGTGTCTTGAGTATCAGCACTTACGTTAAAGAAGGTGGAAGTGTGACCACCAAGAGTGCTAGTTTGAGTGGAAAGGTAAGGAAATGACATTTGGTAAGTAAGTGTTAGTTAAGATGGAAAGAGTTTCAGTTAAACAGAAGGTGAATCTTGTTGCGAATAGCATAAACATCTTCTGGATTGAACAGATCATCGTCCAGAGCATTACCAATGAAGTTGTAGATCAAATCCCACTGATCTTCAGTGAACAGTTTGCGATAGATTTGCTTGGAAAGTTCTTGGTTGTTCATTTTAGTGTTGCTCATACTACTAGGACACTTTGGAGGTGAGTAACTTTAATCAGAACTCAATTTCCCAGTCAGAATCTGCTGTAAGATTCACCCAAAAGTGATTCCTACCATTTGCAGAGGTTAGAAACACTTTGTTCCCTAGATGTTGCTCTACAATACATTCCTGATTGCGTTCCATAAGATTACAGAAACGATTGGTAGCTTTCTTGCTCTTGGGTGTTACAAATGCGATCATAGTTTCAGTTACTCATCAGGGCAAGTGCAGCATCCTGACTGATGCTATCCTCAGACAGTTGGACATTGCGAGCACATGCAATCGCATCAGCAAAGTTATTGAAACTACCAAAGTTTTTCTGATTACCAACCCAGCAACCTTTGTACTCATAGATCATTGCTTCGACAGAGAATACATCACCTTTAGTATCACGATCGACACCATGCTTGATGTAAACTTTTCCATCATTTCGAGTGTACTTATCAAAAGTATTGCTCTTGAAAGTACGCTTGAAATCAGTTACAAACTCAGCAGTGAGATCAGTATTCTGAGCGAAGAGATTAGCGTAGTGAACAGTCATTTTAGTGGTTTTTCGTTTGGTCTTATACTACTAGGACACTTTGGAGGTGAGTAACTTTAATTCAACTCTCTTGTGTTACACTTTCCAGCAGATCATTCAATACTTCTTCATCGTACAATTCTTCAATCTCAGAGAGAAGTTCTGCCTCAGTGTATTTGTTATACTCTGCAACTAGAGATTCGATGGCAAATGTGACAAGATCATCCATGTCCATACCATCTATAACCATCTCTGCATAAGATTCAGTCAGAGCACAAAGTTGTTCGTTAGTAAGAGTCATTTTGTTTGTAAAATCAGGCAAGGACAGTGTTAGAATCAGGGTTGAATGTAACCTCATGCAGAACATCAAAATCATCACTCATCTTGACATAATTCCAGAGAGTGTCAGTCTCATCATCTACATTTTCCTGATAAACGTGAATGAAACCTTCAGAGTCTTGTTTTACATAACAACCATCATAATTCTCATCATCGAATACATAACCAGATGCAATCAGTGCGTCAGTGAATGTCATTGAAAGTTCAGTGTTGGTCATACTACTGGGACACTTTGGAGGTGAGTAACTTTAATCGTCACCAAAGTTGTTCACAAGAAAGTCCTCAAGCTCGTTGAGTTTGCTATCACTGAGAGAAGTCAAATACTCATCAATAATTGTTGCCAAGAGGTCAGGATCTTGCCTGCACTTATCATACAGGAACTCAAAAAGTGGGTTGATAGTAGTCATTTCGCTTGTAGGATTAGGGAGGGAAATCATTTCAGAACGTGACGATAATCAATGGATTTGATACACCAACCAGTTGCACATGTAATCTCTTCAACTAGATCATCTTCATCAACTGCCTCCCATATTGTATCAATAGTTTCATCAATAATGGTTTGAAAGTATTCTGGTTCCTTATCATAGGAAGCAGAGTCATCAAAATCAAACTCAATTTCAGTTACTTGGAATTGCATCATTTGCAGTAGTTAGGGTCAATTTGGCAGAAGCGATCTGCCTGCTGTTCTTGATACTCATTGGTCGTTGCATGTGCAATCAAACCAACACGAAGTCCTAGTGCTAGAGTAGCAATCAGAAAAGCAATTCGCATCAGCAAGCACCTGCCATAAAGTTGTACTCTTGAACCAGACCAATGTTATCACCAGTGATCACATAATCAAGGGCGATTCGCTCATTGATCTCACGAATTGCATCTTTCTTGGTGATGCACTTTTGAGAAATTGTATCAATACCCTTCCAGGAAAGAACCTTAAGAGTATAGTTGGAACAGTCCTCAATAGGATAGAAACCAACGATCATTGTGCCATCTTTAGACTGAAGTGTAGGAAACTCGATCATGGTAGGAGTGTTAGTCATACTACTAGGACACTTTGAAGGTGAGTAACTTTAATTACTTGAAACTTGCGTTCACTCCTACTACCTTTGCTTTAGGATTGCGTGCTAAAGCTGTTTCCCTTGCATCTTGTGGGTTGGTTGCTTGTACTTCTTCGTTGAAGACTTTACCACCAACGTATAACTGAACGATGTACTTCATAGTGTTTGAAACTCTTGTGCTTCTTTGATGTCAGAATTGAAAAACTTTTGAAAGATAGAATCAATCACAGGATACCATTCTTCGTTTGCACTAGGATACCCACATTCTCGTGCTTGATTGAGAAACTTTAGGATGCAACTTTCCTCATTGGCAGTGAAATTAACGCGATTGAAAGTGTAACCTGTGTGCTCAGTCATTTGATTAACCATATGTTAAAAGATAGTCTTCGAGAGTGAACTCTTCGTCTGTACCAGTTTCTGACACTAACTCGTCATATGATAGAGTTTCAACCATCTCCAGGTATTGTTCAGGAGTTAGATCTTCATCAGGATCGAAATCATCGTGACAAAGATATTCATACTCCTTGCAAAGTGCTTCGATGAGTTGTTCTCTTGTTGGTGCCATCAAACAGGGGTAACTTCAACAGAACGAATAAGATTTGTGCGATCTTGTGCTAGGTAATCATCAGCGATTTTACCACAAGATGAACGAGATTGAATGATCTTTTCCTCATAGAGATTCTCATCTTCATCAGGAACCCAATACTCAATCAAGAGACGATAGGTTTTCATCAGTAGTGTGCCTCAGAGGTGTCAAGAACTTCGCTGTACTTAGCGATACCATCATAGCAACGCTTTGCCATTTCAGAATCACCTTCAGCGATGTAACCTTTCAGAAACTCAAAGCAGTATTTGATACGCTGCTCAGGAGTAACTTTAGCGAGTTGTTGTTGCTTACGCTCGTAAGCTGCATTGTATGCAAACATTTCACGATCTTCGAGAGAGATGTTGTGAAACTTGCGCTCAGTAGTGTTGGTCATACTACTAGGACACTTTGGAGGTGAGTAACTTTAATTGACTATTACCAAGTTCCTCTTTGAACGTGGATCTTGCGAATCTCTGTATAAATGAACTGACGAAGCTTAGGTTCGGTAGTGTTATCAAAAGCATAATAAAGACGATTCAAATAGTCATCTTGTGTGGCACCTATGTTACCATTACCACCGATGTCATTGAGTGAAGAACCTGCCTGCACACGATTCTTTCCAAAGTTACCAGACACACGCCCAGTTGTCCTCAGTTTGGGACGAATCTTTGAGAGGTTAGAGTAAGTCATTGTTCCATGCAGATTTCAAGGATTTAATCATTTTAGACAAAGTTTGTTCGTTACCCTTTAGTCTGGGATTGCAACGACGTTTCTCAACTAGAGGTGGATTGTAGAGTTTGATTGTTGATGCTAAACGCAAATCATTCATTCCTCATCCTCTTCATAAGGGAACATTTCATCATACTCTTCGTCTGTGAGAGTAAGATACTGAACATCAGCATTTTTGTGCTCTTCAGCATACACTAACTGGTAGTGTGCAAAAGAAGATGGGTCAGTGCTGGCAAACTCTAACAAACCATCAACAAAACAAAGGTAATTCATGTTACTCATTTTGCGTACAAATAACCACCAGACCAGTCTGCATTTTCCAGCAGATACTCACGATCTTTAATCAATCGCAGGTCATAACGAACTCCTTTGGCAGGAGATTTCCATGATTGTGATTTATACATCTCACCAGTATTCTTGTCGATGAAGCAATGAACACTGCGAGAACCACCACCATTAACCAGTATCACTTTGTGATACTTTTTGCCAGTCTCAACAGTATAATCAATGTCACATTTACCAGACTTGAGTTCATCAATCTTGCGAATGTGATGCTCTACATTCTCACCAAGTTCAACAGAACGCTGATGACCACGAATAGCGTACTGACGATAGTTGTCTTTCAGTGCTTCAATCAGCATGTGAGTGTACTTGAGTACATTCTCTGCGATAGTTTGTTGTGCTTGTGCTTGCATGGTAGTGTTGCTCATACTATTGGGACACTTTGAAGGTGAGTAACTTTAATTCACCAGTCTTTTTGAAGTACGAAGTTAGCATGAGAGAATGTTTCACGATCCACTACTTTGAACGACCCAAACTTGTTATGGATGACAAAACCTTCGTGGAAGGAATCTACATCACCAATGTAACATTCAATGTCATCCAGTTCGTGAATGAAAAGGAACAAATCATCCTTGATTGTCTTCACCAATTTCCACAAAGAGATCAGATACTTGTCACAATCACATTTTTCTGCAATTTCATTCTCATCAACAACCTTTTGCTCGCGTATGCAGTTGTTGATCTCTTTTTTGATTTGTGATGCCTTGCGATCATTCACGAACTCACACAGAGTGCTCATTTGCTTGGCAAACTTACACACATCCTCCAGATCCTCACGATAAGGATTCAGAGACACGCTGGGTTGCACAAACAGAACAGTCTTAGTGCTCACAAACTTGCTGGTGATAGGGTGTGCTACCATTTCAGGCAGTTTATCACCAGTGTAGTAAGTATGAGGACAAATGATAATCTCCTGACGTACAATCTCAGGAAAGCGATAGGTAATGGTGTTGGGTTTGAATGTATCAAGACCCTTACCAAAACCAATCCAATCACCCTGATACACTTGTTTAGTGCGAGGCAGAAACTCCAGGCAATAGATAAGGATTTGTGTTACACGAGGTTGTCCACCAAAGTGAGTAAAGATGTCGTCTTCAGTATAGCAAAGGCGAATCTTTTTCTTGTTAAATGCTGCTTTCGTGCATACAAAAAACTTACCATTCTCAGGATTAGTTCCCCACACAATAGCAGGAGCACCATCCATCTTGACGCTGATAAAGCTGTCAACCTCAGAGAACCAATCTAGAACAGATAGATCACCATTCAGAATAGAATCCTCAGGATGTTCTAGATGTTTGTTTTGCATTGGTTGCTTGCTCATACTACTATGACACTTTGGAGGTGAGTAACTTTAATTCAGACAAAAAAAGAGAGGGATAAACCCTCTCAAGATCACTCAATGACTTGAGTGTAAGTGTTTTTTACTTTATCAATCAGTGTGGTACGTTGTTCGACAGTTACCAGATTATTGCGTGTGAAGTTAATGAAAGCAATCAGTCCAATGAGTTGAAGAAGACCATTGAAAACAGGAATACCATCAACAACTGAAACAACTTCACCAATCAGAAGTTGTGCAATAATCACGACAAATAGAATAGCAGTAGAGAGTCCTACATTCTTGAGAAGTTCGTTAGAAACATTCTCATTCACGAAGTTCTTAACTTGTGCGATTTTGTCTTGCATTTGTGATAAATTGTGGAGCACTGTGCCCCTTACACTACTAGGACACTTTGGAGGTGAGTAACTTTAATTCACAGGAAGTTTTGCCATTGACTTACCTTTCTTGTGGTCGGTGATATACTTTCGTGCTGAAGCTTCAGTCCTGCAGATTTTATCAAGTTGCTGACCATTGTGGATGATAAGATACTGATTCCCAAAAGGAATTGCAGCATAGGTATCTTTGAACATCGTAAATCCTTCTTTCATTGTTACACTTTCCAAAAAATCGTGATTTTGATTGCGGTGGATAGGTTCTAGGTCGTCTGGGGTAGAATTGCAAAAAAATCAGGGTTTGACCCCTGACCATTACATGAGTCTCACCTGAGACTCAGCGCCTCACCACACTGATGGCAGGTTCGCCCTTCTCGAAGATGGTGTCAACAACTGACTGAACACTGCGAGCAGTAGCAATACCAACCTTGCTGTAGACAGGGATACACACAAGACCAAACGATTTGCTATACTGACTCAGGTTGCCAGGTTCGATACGTCCATCGCGCAAAGCTTTGGCATCATCGTGATGCAACCTGATGCAACGTCCAATGGTTTGACTGATACCAATGAAGTCCATGTTACGCAGGAACAGCACTGCTTCAAGTCCACTTACGTTGATACCTTCTGCAAGGATGCTGTGGTGAAGAACAACGAACTTCTTATCGTTATCCTTACCCCATGCGCTCAGGGTGTCAAAAAATACCTCACGATTGACCTTCTTGCCATCAATAACTGCGCCAGTCTTAGCAGTAATATACATCCAAGAATAACCGCGACATTCCAGTTGGAAACAGAAATCAGTTTCAGTTACCAGAGACACGATTTGCTTGGTTGCCTTAGCGCAAATCAGAATCTTGCCAACCTTGTTCTCGTCAATGGTTTCCAGCAGATTCTCAGAATCTCGATCGAAGTTAGTCTGCTTGCCAGTCACCATAGCTAGTTGCTTGACGATGACTTTGGGAGGCACAATGTAACCACCTTCAACCAACTCAGGAGCAGGAACTTTGCAGATTACCTGACCATAAACTGCAGCATCATTCATCCCAGGTTTGCCAACAGCAAGTGAATGTTTGGGAGTTGCAGTGAAGAAATAGCAGCGACGTGCGTTAGCAGAAAAGTGCTCAGTTGCAGGGAAAAAGTGACGCTGAACGCTATTGTGCGCTTCGTCGAAATATATTGTATCCACATCAACTTCTGCCACTTGAAGACGCGACAGAGAGTTGTAGGTGGTTACAATCAGGCGATGATTGTCAACATTGGCATCAACCCAGCGACGAATCTCATAAGGGCGAGTAGAAGATTCGTGGGAAGTTTCTCCACTGTGAACGTGCAGAACTTCAGCGTTGGTGATAAACTCCAGGAACTCAGAAGACAGCTGCTCTGCAAGCAAGATGCGAGGAGCAACAACAACAATGGTCTGTGGAGTTTCAGACTGCAACTCACGCAGAGCATCATAGATCATCTTGAGAGTTTTTCCTCCCCCAGTAGGAACAATCAGTTGACCTTTGTTGTGCTTCTGCATAGCAGCAACACCACGTTCTTGATGAGGGCGAAGTTGAATTTGCATTGGAATC